GTTGTCGACGAAGATAGGTTGCGGCGTGTAGATCGGCATAGTTAAACCGTGATCTTCTTGTTGGTGGCGGTGTAGTCGGGGCCGACCTGGTAGTAATTGGAGGAGACCGGGAGATCGCCCACATAGGCCAGGTCGTAATCGGACAAAAGGCCGGTATCTGAGTGTTTGATGCTCAGGATGATGTGCGGTGAGGCGGTCAAGCTCAACCTAGCGTTGGTGAGGCCCACCACCTCGCCGACCGTGCGGCCGGGATCGTAGGGGCAGCCGCGAATGCTGCGCACCGGCCGACCACTTCCATAGAACATGAGGGTGAGCTTTGCCAGGCGCGTGGCATCGTGGATGGTCTGGATATACGGGTTGTCGCCGATCTTCCGCTGGGTGTCGCCGCTGCCAACGGTCACGTTGCCCTGTGTGCCGGCCACCACTGGCTTGCCCTTCAGGGTGTAGCCCCAGAGGATGAGCGGATGGGCCGACAGGTTCACAAACGTCATAGTGATGCGCTGCGCGGCCCACGTCAGGCCCACCGAGTAATCGGTGTTGAGCGTCGCGGTGCCAAACCAGGGAAAGCTGACCGTAAAGCACTCGGCTTTGAGATTACCGCCGGCGTCCACGTCGAACTCGTAAATCGGCCATTCCGGCTCGACCACGATCGTCACCGTCTCGCCGATCTGGATGATCCGGCTGTTGGTCTCTTCAATAATCTTTTGCATCGCCCGCAGCTGGCGCTGCACAAAGGTGCAGCTAACCGAGGTCATCAGCTGCTCGGTGCCTTCTTCCTCGTCGACGCCGCTTGAATCGTATACATTCTCATCGAATGTATAGGTGCTGGCGGCATCGGCGATCGCGTACGGCTGGCGATAGCGCATGGTGCCGTCGAGGCCTTGATAGACCTGGCCACCCGAGGCCTGCGCCAGCTTTAGGCATTCTTCCCAGCCGTCCTCGCCAGCCGTCCAGCTCCACAGCGGCGCGATCAGCGCCTGATCGCAGCTGTACCAGAACTTCGCAGCGGTAACATAGGTGGGATTGGAGTCTTGCTCGAGTGGTCGGCCGCCAGCTGTCCAAAAAATGTAGTTCATCAGGCCACCGCGCCAGGCCCCGTTGGCGGGATCTTCCACGCTAATCGCGGTCGTTTTGGTGGCCACCGGCCGGCGGTGGAGCAACTGGCTATAGGCCTTGGTTGCGCGGAGCAGCTCGGCGTAGCCCACGGCCTCGATCGTGATCTCCTGGCTCTGGCTGTTGCGCTTGCGCTTGGTCATGATGCCGGCGAATGCGACCGCCGGGACACCATTGATTGAGAACGTCAATCGAATGGCTTTGCGCTGCCAGGCAAAGCCGCCCATCGCATCTTTCAGGGTGACACTGGCCGAAGCCTCCGAGCTGTCGCCGAACGCCACCGCATTATCGCGGTTGCCGGTCAGCTCGCCGCCGCCGCTGGCGTCGATGACATAGGATGTAATATCGACCCAGCCGCCGCCGAGGTTCCAATGTGCCTGGTAGAATGCGAGCTTGACGGCCATTGGTTAGGCCTCCAGAATGGTCAAAGAGACGTTGTAATACAGGGTCACGTTGTCCGGTGCGATCGTGGAGACCGAGTCGTCGTAGCCGTTTTCTTCACAGATCACGGTGTAGCTCGTGCCGTGCTGGTCTACATAGGTCATATTGGCAGCGACGTTGTAAAAGCCCTCGATCTGGGCGCGGGTCGTCTCGTCCGCATCGTCCCATTTCAGCGTCCATTCGCTCTTGTGAATGGCAACGCCCAGCGCCGTGGTGCGCTGCAGGAACGTACGGCCACCATTGGCGCTCGTTTGGAGCTTCCCGATCTTGTTCTTCTTTTTGGGCGCGTCTGAGGGGTAGATCAGCGTGCCATTCAGCGACATGGCCATTACGTTACACTCCTGGGTAGTGACTTCACCGCGCTGGCCACCTTGTCGCCGGCGCCCTTGGTGGCCTGCTCTGCGCGGCCGATCGCGTCCACGATCGCGCTCTTGGCAGCGTTCAGCGCGCTCACGATCGGATCTTCTTTCTGACCAGCAGCTGCGGGTGTATCGGTAGCAGCTGCATCGGCTGGTGTCGACCCGAGCGGGGGCGCGACGCCCGTACTCGAGCGCGCCGGCGCGATCCGGTCGTAGGTGCTGGCCAGCGTGTCGAGCTTGAGCTGCTCGGCGTCGATCGCCTTGCCGCTGCGCTCCGCATTGGCAATCTTGCGCTCGGCCGCGCGATCGCTGGCCACGCCGATCTTGTCCTGCGACTCGGCGTACTTGGCCGACTCTTCGGCGATCGCCTGATCACGCGCATTCGTGTTTGCGTCACCGCCCTCGAGCAATTGCTTTTCTTCTTCAGCGGCCGCAGCCTGGCGCAATTTTTGGATCTGCGCGAGTCGGTTGACCTCGGCGGTATCTTTATCGGCCTTGGCCTTGGCCACCGCCTCGGCATAGGAAAGCTCGGATTCGGCCTGTTTCTGTTTGAACGCAAGGTAGTCAGCCGCTAATTTGGCATTGCCCGACTGGGCGATTTGCTGAGCCTTCGCATAGGCGGCCTGGTAGTCAGCGTCAATCTGTTTCAGCGCGGCCTGATCGCCTTTATTCTTTGATTTATTGAGATCCGAGGATGTCAGGCGGTCGTAGAAATCAGCTTGGCTCTGACGCTTACTAATCTCGTTGGCCTTCTGCTGCGCCAGGCTCTTCTTGGCATACTCGGCCTGGATATCCAAAAGCCGCTTTTCGTGCGCCGCAGCGGCATCCTCAGCCTTGGATTCGTACTGCGCCTGGTTGTCGAGCAGGCTGTTGTTGAGCTTGGTCTGGTCGGAGAGCTTGGTGCCGCCGCCGCTGCCCTTGGCCTTCTTCGGCTCGGGCACGACCAGCCGCTTGTAGATCGCGTTCAACCGCGCCTGCTCTTGTGCCGCCGCCTCTGCAACCCCACTGCTGCCAGGGCCGCGCTCACCGGCGCGCTGGTCAACGAGGGCGGCGGCGTTGACCTTGCCAGCGTTGGCGGCGGCTTGTGCAGCGGCGAGCCGGTAGTAGGCAGCGGTGAGGACATCGACCTGGCTGCTGCTCCCAGCCAGCAGCGCGGCGGTGTTGGCCCCGGCCTGCCCGTTCGCTAGCAGCGCCTGGGCAGCGGCTTGGGCGGTTTCTGCGAGCTGCTGCTGCGCAAGCGCGTGGGTTTGGGCGTCGACCGATGCGACCTGATCGGCATTGGCTTTTATTTGCGTTGCCTCGGACGCCGCCCTGGCCTGTATGCCGGTCATCGCCATGCTATCGGCATAGACAAGCGATGCCTGCGCTGCTTGTTGCGAGAGCGCAACGGCGGCGTTGAGCGTGTCAATGCGCTGCTGCTCAATATCGGTCGCGACTTGTGTCACGGCAGCGCCCTGACCCCTCGCCGCCGCCAACACGGCTTCGCGGGCAGCGGTTGCTTCAGCCTGGGTGCCGCCCTCTAAGATCGACCGCGTGTAGGCGTCCTGCGCGGCCTGTGCGGCGACTGACGCATCGACCGCGGCCTTGGCTGCAATGGCGGGATCTTCGCCTGGCGCAGGCGGCGGTGGTGGAGGAAGGTTCTGGAGGCGACTCATTTCCTCGTTCAGCCGCTGCGCATCGTCAATATTCCCCACGATCGCCACATGGATGCTTTGTCCCATCGCGTCGAAATCGCCCGACAGCACGCGGGTCGCGCCGCGCACAACGTTGATCTTCCCCTCAAGAATGACCAGCCCCGGCCCTTGCGCGAATTGCGCCTGGGCCAGCGTCATATCTTCCTGTGCGACTTGCAGCTCGTTGAATGCCCCTTGTACACCCTTTGCGCGCAGTGCTAAGGCGTCCATGCCGGTCTGGCTGCGGTCGAGATAGGCGGTGAGCACCTGCACTGAGTCGCCGCCGGCCACAATCGCATCGCGCATCGCAAGCGCGTCCTTGGCGGAGACGCGGAATAGCTCTTTGATGCTGGTCACATCGCCCGACTCAAGCTCAGCCAAGGCCCGTGCCGCTTCGCTGATGGGCTTGGATGGGTCTTTGGATTGCAGACGAATCAGCGCGGTTTCGAGCTGAGCAACACTAGCGGTCGAGCTGCGCAGCGAGCCGACTGAGCTTTGAAGAATCTTGCTCGTCTCTTCTTGCGTGATATTGAACTTGCGCCCGAACGCTGCTGCTTCGTCGTAGGTTGTGCCGGCGTCGCGGAAGCCATCAAGCTGGCTTTTGATACTGGCGGTCGTCGCGTCGAGCTGCGCCTTGAATTTGAACGCATCGACAAAGCTCTGCGCGGTGTTCTTCAGAACGCTGAGCGCGACTCCAGCAGCAGCGGCCGGTGCGACCAGGCCAAACAAGCCCTGCTTGAAGGCATCAACAAATGCGCTGGTGCCCTGCGTTTCTTTTGCCAGCCGAGTTTGGAGCTGCACCAACTGCGTTTCGCCCCGGATCGCGGCGGTCGTGCCGGCCGGGATGTCCTGGAGTGCGCTTTGCAGGGTGCGGATGCCGCCGGCGAGATTACCCGAGGCAGCCTGAAGCCGCGCCTGGGCCTGCGCGTGGCTCAGCGCGTCACTGGCGGCGCGCTGCTGGGCACTGCCAAGCCGCGCCCCCATTGCGGTCGCGATCTTCTCGACTGAGCTGTTGGTGCTTGTCAGCTGGGTTTCCAGGCGCGCCAAGACCGCGCTGACCGTTTCACGGGCAGACACGTCAACGAAAAGTTCCGCAGCGGAATCTCCAGCCATCAGGGTCTAGTCTTTCTGCTTTTGCTTCGCCAGCTGAACCGCTCGCTGGGCTTTCTCACGCTCGACCACCAGGCCATCAAACCAGTCGGTGCTCTGCTTGCGCGCCACGCGCTCCTTGGCGGGTGCCTCGGCGAACGCCCTGGCCTCAGCAATCACCGTATCGGCAATCAGGCGGGCAATCTCATGAATCAGGTCGTCGGGGGTGAGCAAACGCTCCAGGAGCACAGGTGGGGTGTGATACTTCTCTGCCAGCTGGTCAAACCAGCGCTCGGGCCAGGTCGCCTCACTCCGATGGCTCTGCACCGCTCGGCGGAAGATCGACCAGCCGACGAACCTCGCTCTCCAGCGCCTTGGCCGGGATGCGCGCGAGCCACCAGATGGTCTCGCAGATCGCGTCGAGTACGTCCGGGTTCTTGTCTTGAAGGATCTCGAGCTGGGGGCGCGTGAACTTTGGTTCCGCGATGCCGCGGAGACATGTTTCGAGTACGAACGCATCGTCGTCATCCTCGCCTTTACTCGTTCGTGCTTGCCGGTGGATCTCGGTGCGCTCGCGGAAGCTGGGCGCGCGTAGCAGCAGCTTGAACGGCGTGCCATCGGCGTGCTGCCACTGTGGCACGGCGACCGGCATCTGCGCGCGGTCGGTCACGTCGCGGATCTGCTCCGCAGTCGCATAGGTTTCGCCATGGACGAGCATGCTGGGATCGAGCAGGGGCATGGGTGGTCTCCAAGGACTGAGGGCCGAGGACTGAGGACTGAGGGTTTCGTGTGCGAGATAGCGCTATGTTGCGACTCTCACAACTCAGTCCTCAGTCCTGTGTCCTCAGTCCTGTACTACGCCGCCGCCAGCGTAAAGCCGCCGTTGGCCTCGAAGTCGAATGCGACCGACACGCCATCGTCGCCCTTTTGGCCGAGCTTGACGCCGCTGATGATCGTTAGCGGGATGGTCAGGGTGTAACCGTCGGTCGACTCCAGCTCCAGCCGCACGTCGGCGTCGCTGTTGAAGGCGTCGATCAGATCCTGCTGGCCAGCATCGGTGCCCTCGGGCACATCGCCCGACAGGCTGCCCGAGCAGTCCTTGCCTGCGCGGATTTTGGAGATCGCCGCGTTGCCGATGTACGGCCCCTTCTTCTTGATATCGATCTTGAGATCGGCCGACCACTCGCCGATAAAGGCAACGTCGACCGGGGTGAGCGCCGGGCCGACCTTGATCGTACCGGCCGAACCTTCAATCAATGGCATGGGGTTAGTTCCTTTCGTGATGCGGGGTTGTGGGTCATGGGAATGGTGTGCGCCAGGGCTACGGCCGGAAGATGCCGATGGTCAGGCTCGTGACGCCCGAATAGGTCAGGCTGGCCTTGCCGGTCGCGGGATTGGTATAGGGTTTCATCGGCAACGGCTTGATCAGCCGCCGCGCGCCGGCCGGGACGCTGACCGCCATGCCTTGTGCGATCGTCTGGCCGTCCACATACATCGCGGCATAGACGGTCTGCGCCGCCGAGTGCCCGTTCGCGGCCTCGATCCACTCCTCGCCGGTGTTGTCGAACGTATCGCCGCCGCCTGCGGCGCCACCCAGCGCGCCGGCGATGCCGGCGCGGCTCAACTCCTGAGCCGTAAGATTAGCCATGTATTACCTCTCGATCGTGATGCGATAGATATGCGCCGACTGGTAGATTCCATTCAGCGGCGGAATGACCGGCGAGCGAACGTAGCGCGCCGTGATGGTGTAGCCCGCAGAGATCAGGTTGGCCATGCCCGGCGCGGCAGTGGCCAGCAGCGCGCGCGCATCGCTGGCGCTGTCGGCCTGCGCCTTGAGGGTCACAAGCGCGGTCGCGCCCACGTCGCCGATGCGATCGACGCGCCCAATGTCGCTCTGAAACTGGTACACGAGCAGCGGCCGGGGTGCGGCTTGCTCGGCCAGCTGGTAATAGACCTTGGGCCGCGTTTTGAACGTGCCCACGAATGGCGCGAGCGCGGTGGCGATCGCCGTGGCGATGATTGTTTCGGCCTGGAGGATCGGCTCGGGCATTACTGACCTATATAGCGTTTGCGAATCGGCAGTGTGGGCGGTGCCTGGTGGGCCAACTGCCGTTCGACTTCAACGGCGATCATGGCCGCGATCTGGGGCTGCAGCTGCATGGCCAGCCAGGTGAACAAGCGCTGTTTCATGCGCGGCTCTTTCTGATCAGAAGGTCGATTTCGCGCTTGACTTCGCGCTTCACGTCGATCGCCTCGGCCGCTGGGGTGAGATAGGGCTGCGCCTCGCTCACGTCCGTGCCATATTCTTGAAAGATGGCGCGCGCGTCTGGCAGGCCCACGCCGGCGACGACCTGGCGCTTGCGGCTGCCCTTGACCCCACGCACCTCGATCGACTCGTTCAGGTGCTTATGATTGGCCTCGGCGTCGTAGGGCGCCAGCTGGCCGGCCAGGTCGGCGATGTAGCCGGCCCCGGTCTCCACGCCGCGATCGACCGCCGCGCCGATCTCATTGCGAAAGCGCGTCAGGCCGGCTTTTTTCAGTGCCATCTACGCTTCCTCCAGGCCGACCGCGCGCACCAGGCTGAGCGCGGCCACCGGTGGTGCCCACACGACGTTGTACACGCCACTCAGCACCGCCACCTGGTCGGTCAGCCGAATATCGGTGGCGACTGGCAGCGCCAGCCGGTAATCGCCGCGTGATTGCAGCTGGTCAGCAACCACCTGTTCGCGTCCGCGCATCTTGGAGAATGCGCAGACGATCGGGCCGATCTCCTCTGGCCCGTCCGGGTCGGGTCGGGTGCCACCTGCGCCATCGTCGATGACTATTGGTCGCAGGATGGTGCAGCTGTCGTTCATGAGCTTTGCCGCCACGATCGCGCGCGGCCGGCTGAGATCAAGGCTCATCGGAACACCTGGCGAAAGCTGTCGAGCAGCTGATTGGCGTGCGTCTGGCCGGGGGTATCGGCCCGATCGACCGTGGTAGTGGTGGCCCACGCTTTCGCGCGGTACTTGGCAGCCTGGCCAAGCGCGTGATCATATTGCTGGCTGAGCTTGAGGCTGCCGTCAGGCGACGCGATATCGAACTCGCCGACATAGCGCGCTGCGATCCGCTCCCAGCCATCCGCCGCGGCGGCGTTGATGTCGTAGGCCGTGCCCTGCAGGCGGATGACCTGGTAGTTGGCGCTGGGCGTGGTCACGATCCCGCGCTGGAGGTCGATCGTGTAGTCGGTGTCTTCTGTCAGCAACGTGTTGTAGCCGACATAGACCACCGCGCCAGCTTCGATATTCTCAAAGGGGCTGCGATGCTGCACGAAAAAGGGTGGGCGCGGCTCCAGCGCACACTCGATGTCAAACGCATGGTCATCGAGCAACTGCCCATAGTCGTCGTCGGTGATCACCGTATCGCCGCCGCACAGGGCTTGGACGCGGTTGATCAGCGCTTCCATAGTGGATCGTGGTGACATTACCTGCCTCTAGGAGTGGGTGGAGCGGACGAAGGACGATAGACGAAGGACGATAGACGAAGGACGAAGGACGAAGGGCGAAGTGTTGTATCTTCGTCCTTCGTCCTCGCGGCTGATTAGACCGTGGCCTTGATGTAGCCCAGGCCCTTGGCGCTCTCGGCGAAGACCTTCACATCGTGCAGCAGCATGCCGCGCACGGCGTTGGCGAAGGTCGTCTCCAGCCGCAGCGCCTCAACCTGGCGCACCTGCGCGGCGTAGTTGATCGCGCCCGGCACGCCATACGGCAGGAACTTGTCAGTCGCGACCGGCACCGCGTTCGACTCGAACACGTTGAAGCCGGCGCAGCGGCCGATGAAGCCAGGTGCCTGCATCACGCCCTCCAGGTTGCCCTGGCGCACAACCGAGTCGCTCATGTCGGTGGCCTTGATGAAGCGCTTGGTGTCGTTCAGCAGCAGGCTCGTGGTGTCAGGGTCGATCACGGCCCAGGCACCGATCATCGGCACGTTCTGCTTGACCAGGTTGGCGCGCGCCTTGACGAACAGGTTGTACACGTCGGTTGTGGCCGAGGTGTCGCTGGTCAGCGTCAGCGCGGCGCTGGATGCGCCGGTGATCTTGTTGGCCGTGAGCGCCGCGGTGTAGGCGCTCAGGATCTTGGCCTCGACGCTGTTGTTCATCGAGACAGCGGCCCGGCGAGCGTACATGTTCAGCGCGTCCAGGTCGTTCTGCGCGACATCCACGTCGTCGACTTTGAAGGCGAAGTACGACGCATCGGCGATGGTCATCGCCTCACGAACCGGCGCGAGATCCTGGTAGGAGATCGTGCCGCCCTTTGTCCAGCTGCCCATCGTGATGGAGCCGAGCGTGCGGACGTAGACGGTGTCGCCGATGTTCTGCAGCTCGCCCTGATAGTCGGTCGAGACCAGCGGGAACATGACGTTGATCTGGTCGAAGTTCTTGACCAGCAGCTTGGAGAAAGCCGAGCTATTAAAGGCTGCGAGGTTGTTTGCCACGGTGGAATGCTCCTTGGTGTGATTGATGAATGATTGGGGGTTGGGCGTTGGGGGTTAGGCGGGCGCTACCACTTCATGCCGGATCGGCGCGCCTTGCCTTTGCCACTGAACATGGCCTCGATCTGCTCGTCTTCCGAAGAGGGGGCGCGCTTCGCTCCGGGGTTGGTTGCGCCAGTCGAGGGTGGAGTTGGGGCAAGCCGCTTGGCCAGCGCCTGGGCGTCGGCCAGCAGCTCTGCAGGGGTCGATCCGACCAGCCGATCAGCGAGATCTTCGCTCAGCCCGGCATCCTTGGCGGCTTTGGCGCGCAAGGCGTCCTGAGCGGCTTTGGCCTGGGTCTGCTCGATTTCGGCTAGTTTCGCCTGAGCCTGCTCGTAGAGGGTTTTGAATTGCCCGCTCTCCTCGGCCGCTTTGCGTTCGGCTTCCGCCTGCGTGCGCTTCTCAACGCGATATTTCGCGGCCTCTTTGCGGGTTTCCGTCAGCTCGCGCTCCAGTCGCGTTGCGCGATCCTCGGCGCTCTCCGAACTGCCACCGGCCGCCTGGGCCGAGGCCTGCGACGTGGAATCGGCCTGCCCTGTGCCAGACAGAGTAGACGATCCATCGCCGGTGCCACTGCCAGCGCTGCCGCCGGCGTCTGCTTCGTAGAACGGGCGCAGCGCCTGGCTGCGCAGCCATCCAAGCATCATTGGGGAATCTCCTGTTGGGGGTGTGTATCAACCATGCCGGGAAGGTGGCCCGACGTTGGTGGCATTGGTTGCGAGCTCCATGCCCGCCATGCCGACGTTGGCAGCGGGTGCCGATTCCGGCTCAAGCTCATCGGCCACGTACCACTTGTGGATCGTGTCCGGCATAGCGTCGAGTTTGATGCCCAGCGCCGGCGTGGCGACGATCGCCACCGTCCCGGCCCCGCCCATCCCCGCGCCATGCTCCGCGCCGGCGCGCACCTGCACGCGGTCGCCGATCTGGAAGCCTGCTTCTCGCGGTGGGGCAGCAGCGACACCGGGGGATAGCCCCGGTAGCGTCGGCTGGGTCATACCGAGTGCGGCCTTCTCGGCCCGTTCGAGCTTGAGCCGCTTCTGCTCATCGGCAAAGCTATAGCCCAGCTCGGCGGTCAAGGTCTCATCACTGACCAGCCCGGTCTTCTGCTTGGCCAGGGTCTCATTGGCCTTGCCGAGCTCGTCTTCAGGCAGCGGATCCGGCCACGACAGCGTACACGTGACGTTGTCACCCTTGCCGGCCAGCAGGCACAGCAGGCGGTTGAGGCGCGTGATCAGGCCGCCGTATAGCACGCGCTTGGTCTCATTTTTCTCCAGGAGATCGGCGAACAGCACGTGCAGGCCGAAGTTGGTGATCTGGCCTAAGCGCTCGCCCAGCGTCGAAAGATCGGGCGTGCGTGCGGTGGCGAACAGCGCCTGGCGCAGATCGACAAAGAACTGTCGCGCCGCGCTGAGATCGCTCTGCATTTCGAGGTTGAAGACGTCATCCTCTGGGCCGATCTGGAGCATCTTGTCGGGGCCCCAGTCGAGCTGCTTGGGTGCGGATCCACCTTTGTGGATCGTGCGCGGGTGCGCGTGCAGCCGCAGCGTCTTGCGAACCGTCGAGGCGATCAGGTTCAAGCTATCGTTCAGCTTGGCGTCTTCCAGGTCGCCATAGCCCCACAGGCAATTCGCTCGAGGTAAATTCTTGCAGTACACGATCGGCGGCAGCGCATAGGCCCAAGGTGTGGTCTTGACCAGGTCATAGGGCTCGCCGGGCACGGCCTCAAAGTCGCGTAGCTCCCAGTGGGCACCGCGATCGCCGAGCCGCACAATGTCCTGGCGGTAGTGGCGCTCATTGCCGTCGGCGTCCTCGGCCACATACTCAATCCGGTAGCGCCAGATATCATTGATATTGTGCGGGCTGCTGAACAGCTGCAGCTCAGTGGGATCGAGGTTGATCAGGTCGAACTGGCCACCGGGCTGCGGATCGACCTTGATAGCCGCAATGCCGCCGAGCGCGCCGTTCTGCCCCAGCTCGTGCAGCAGCAACTGCTTATCATTGGCATCCCAGATCTGCTTGAGAAACTGCTCGGTGTCATTGTCGGCTGCGGCGGTCTCATCGACCTGCCAGGTGACCTCCTTGCCGAACAGGAAGCTGATACCCTTCTCGACCAGCGGGCGCGCCAAGTTGATCTTGACGTTATCGTTGATCTGGCCGGGCTTGGTCAGCAGCGGATCGGGCGCGCGGCCTTCGTAGTAGTCCCAGCTGGTCTTGATATCCAGTAGGCATTGCGCTCGCTCGCCGGCTTGCCGATCGCGCCACAGCTTGATGTTGGTCTGCTCTACCATCCGGTGCCCCAAATACTTTCTGCTTGTGGAACCTGGTCGCTATAGAACGGGTTGTCAGCGGCGGCAGGCGGCTGGCTCTCGACCAGCTTGTTGTAGCCGCTGGCTGAGGCATCGACCTGGTCATCATTCGCGCCGGTCGGGAATGCGCGCATTTCTTCGAGATACACCCGGTTCCACGCGCCACGCACCACCTTGACGTTGCCGGCCTGCCACTGGGCGGCCAGCGGCTCGGCGCGTTCCTCTTTCTTGCCACGGATTGGATCGGCGTAGGCGCTGAAGCCCTGCAGGAGCTTGATGATTGCGCCAGTTGCTTCCACACCATCGCCGGGCGGCTGCTCGACGTAGGTTTTGATCTGCCCGTAGCGCTGTCGATCGAGCTCGGCGGTCTCTTTGATCTTGGCGTTGCGCTCGGCGGCTTGCCACTGGCCGCGCTCGATGTCTTCGATATAGGTGATGCCCTCGTCGTGTGCGATGAGCGCCCCAACCGTCCAGTCACCTTTGCCCGGCGCTGCACCAGCTTTATCCCAGTAGCGCGTTCGCCGCGCACCCGCTGGCACCGCATCCACGATCTCCGCCACGCCGCTGAACATCCCGCCGTCGCGCGGTCGCGGCCGCTGCTGAAACAATGCGCCGAAGAAGTAGCCGCCGATGCGCTTGGCCAGCTTCTTCAGCCGATCCAGGCTGTAACGCTCGGGGCACAGCGGCTGGCCATCTTGCCGCCAATCCGCATGCACCGTGCAGGTGGCCGGGAACGTCGCTTCGTCGCTTGCGTCGCGGATTGCCGGCAGATTGACGATGTACCAGTGCTCCGGCTCGTCAGCCTCCAGCTGCAGCAGGTAGCCGCTCAGGTCGTCTTCGTGCCAGCGCGTCTGGACTATCACGATCGCGCCGCCGGGCTCCTCACGGGTTGCGAAGACCGAGCCGTACCAATCCTTGTTGCGCGATCGAATGGTCGACGACGCGGCTTCCTGGGCATCCTTGATCGGGTCATCAACGATCCCGAGGTGAAAGCCCTTGCCGGTTGCCGGCCCACCCACGCCGGCCGCCCACAGGCCGCCACCGGCGCGTGTGAGCCAGTATTTGACTGCTGCTGCAGCTTTACTCAGCTGCCCGCCGGCGCGTTGGAAGTTCTCGCGTGCTGCCCGGCTGAGCGTGTAGGCCAGGTCGGCACCATAGCTGGCAATGCCGACGAAACGTTCCGGATGCCGGTACAGGTAGTAGGCTGGGAACAGCCGGCTGACCAGTTCGCTTTTGCCGTGGCGTGGTGGCTCGAACACCATCACGCGGTGAAGTTCATCGTCTGCCACCAGCTGGAGCACGTCGATCAGCTCATCGCAGTGGCGGTAGAACTGATAGCGTGGATTGACCTGTCGAATGAATTCGCGAAACGAGAGCGGCGCATCGTCAGTGGCCAGCTCCGCCAGATCCGCTAAGAGCGAGTCCCAGAGCGTGTTGCTCCCGAAGCTTGGCGATGATCCGCTGGGCGGTCGCTGGGTCTGTCTCACGGATCGCCTCAATCACCGCACGCTGAAATTTGCGAACCTCTTCGATATCGAGCAGCAGCTTGAACAGCTCGCTCGCAGCCTTGATATGCTCGCGGATCTCCCGCAGCGCGGCCACATTGGTGGCCATCGGCGTGAGCGTCATGTTCTCGCCGTTTTGTACGTAGATGCCGCGCTCCAGCTGCTGATACAGCTTGAGCACCCGCTGGTAGTTTTCGTCGAGCGCGGTGCGGGCGTCCCAGAGACTCGCGCCGGCGCGCTCGACGACCTGGCGTTGACTGGCCAGCGCCGGCGCGGCGGCCTTGGGCAGTCCCGCGAAAAAGCGGCTGGCCGCGTCTTCGCTGACCCCAATTTCGCGGGCCGCTGCGCTCTTGGTGCCAAGGCGCTGGTAGGCTTCCAGAAGCCGCTCGCCGGTTGCTTCGTCGATTGAGGAGGCGCGTCCCATCCGTGTTATTCCGCGTTTTCTTTCCGCGAAAAAAACGCGGTATTCTTGACAAAACTATACGTTATGGCGTATAATAATGACATGGCACTAACTACAAAACAAGCAGCAGAGCGATTAGAGATCAGCTTGCGTCGCGTTCAGCGCCTTATTCAGGACGGTCTATTACCAGCTGAGCGCATCGGGCGTGATTGGCTTATTCAGGAACCTGATCTCAATCAATTTGCGCAAAAACCGCGAAAGTCTGGACGACCACGAAAGGACAAGGACAATGGCAAGGCGATCTAATCTCAATGAAGCAACGGCCATGCGATTATTAGAAGCCTTTCAGCGTTGTGGATCGCGGTCACAGGCTGCGCGTGAAGTGAATATCAGTGAAGACACGGCAGATCGGTACTTTGCATCGCTTCGGGAAGGACGACCATTTCTTTTCGACATCCCAGAAGAGCAACGCCATAGACCGTCAGGTAAGCAAATCGTTCCAGGATACGTCTATCTCTTCAAGGCTGATCGCTATTACAAGATTGGAAAGGCTATCAACGTCCAAAAACGTGCGCGTCAACTAAACTTGCCGTTCGAGGTGGAAATTCTGCACGCCATTCCTGTTAGCGATATGGACTATGCTGAAACACGTCTTCACCGCCTGTTCGCTAATCAACGGATTCGCCGTGAATGGTTTGACCTTACTGAGAACGACATTAGGTACATCTGCTCACTGAGTAATCTAGAAGACACTCCCCTTCTCTCTTCTATCCAGCAGGGACTCGACGCAATCGCCGCAGGCGATTTCATCACCCATGAGCAGATGGAAGCCGAACTTGACCGTATTGATGCCGAACTAGGTATCCAACAATGAGAAGCACATAGGTGTATTCATAATGAATACACCCGAAGGTGTTGCCGTAACAACAACCCCTCACTCACGATCCCCACGTTTCGCAGCTCGGCACAGGCCGGCTAGTAGCAGGCTCGATCCCAGCAGCCAGAGCGCCGCGATGATTAGCAGGCTCGCCATGGCACCTTCCCACAGCTCAGACAGCAGATCCACCAGGCCCCACGCTCGCGCGTAGCGGCGGTGGCCAGGTGCGGCCGGTGGCAGTTCGGGCAGTAGATGATGATCGAGCCGCGTGTCATTGGTAGCGTGCCTTCAGCTGGCGCATTCGGAGCGCGTCGCGCAGCCGCCAGGCGCGCCGGAAGCGTGGCCACGAGCAGGGCGTATAGCCCGCTGGCGCAGGCGTGTTCGCCTCAGAAAGATATAGGTCGACCGTGCGGCGGCCGCGATCGTCGATGGTGCGACGATAGGCACAGGTCACGACGCCACCGACAGGTTGTGGGCGCGCTGGAGGTCGAGGACGATCCGGCGCAGCTCACGAAGCTGGCGGAGAACGCCAGCGATCGTGGCATCCTGGTCGGCGATGCGCGCCTCCAGGATATCCAGTGTGTCACGCTGCTGGGTGGTGCAAACCTCCGTGGCGCACTGGCCGCACTGTTCGCCGGCGTCGCGCAGCAGCTGGTGTTTGAAGCACCATTCACGCATCATAGCCAGGCTCCGAGCGTCTCACTGATGAAGCCCAGATCGGCCTGTTCGTGCTCGACCTTGGCCATATGTACCCATCCGCTTTTGACCACGTCCACATAGACCACCGTGCCGCTCTTGAGCGTGCCGGCAATTGGAAAGTTGGTGCCGGGGCCTTGGCGCACATTCGCCTTGTCGGCACAGGTCAGCAGGAAGCGCTTGAGGCCGGCTGGCGTAGGGGTCTTCGTGACCCGTGGCTCGACGCCGGCGCGATAGGCCACCAGGTGCTGCATGATGTTTGGGCCAGGGCAGGCGGTGGCGTGCTTCCACTCCAGGTGGCCGATGGTGCGGTTGAGCGGAATAGCGAAGCGCCGGCGCAGGAGATCGCTCGCGCGAAACGCGCTGATCAACTGCGCAGCGCTCGGCTGCTGGCCGAGGCCGATCGGAAAATGAAACGCGAGTCCGCGGCTGTTGCCGTCGGCGTGTGCGCAGTGCCAGAGCAAGGCATCGATGTCGCGCGCCTGATAGATCGTGCCATCGCTGGCAAAGATCAGGTGATACATCAGGCCATCGGCACCGTCCACGGTGCCGCCCCAGCCTGGCCGCATTTGCCACTGGGCATCGGCGATCAACTGCTGGATCAGGCCCTCGCCGCGCTGGCGCTCACTTGGCACCGCTGGGCCGTTGTAGTGCCACGTTTCTGACGTTGTGGCGCTGCGGGTGCCGATTGACCACTTCGCACGCGGTAAGCGACTGCGAATGTCGATAACGTTCAGTTGTGAGAGAAAATCATTCATAGTGCTTGATTAAAAATCACTTTATTTTTGTAGACAGCATCTACACGCCAGAATCATCATTTGGAGGGGCGTAGGCGCCGGGCGCGGAGGGTCGCGCGCAGCGCCCACAGGCTGGCCAGCGAGGACAGAAAAGCGGTCATCATTTCACCAGGATGACCATGAAGGCGCACAGCAGCACCATCAGGATCGGCATCAGCCAATACAGGCGGCGCACATCGGTGCGGGTCTCCATCAGCAGGTCGTACAACATCGCGTGGCGCTCGGCCGGCTCCGCCCCTGCGATATCGGCCCGGATCTCCTGGATCTCGGTGGCCGTCTCGGGCGGCGTCGCGTAGCCCAGCTGGGCGGCGCGGCGCTCCAGCTCGTGGAGGCGGCGCTGTTTCGCGGTCAAGATGTCCGGCGCGAGTGTGCTGATAGCCATAGGTGTGTCTAGCTCCCCCGCTGCCTGGCCTTCGTGCTACTGGCCGATCAACTGATCGTGAGGCGCACGCGGGGGAGTTCAATAAAAATGCGCGGTCTCCAGGTTCTCATTTCGAGAACCATAGAGACCGCGCAGTGTTTCTGCTCTGGTCAGATTCGGTTGTGCGACCGGTGGCCTATGCGGCCGGGCGGATAATCTTTACGTGGTCGGTCTTGCCGTCCTGGACGCGCACCTCAAGCCGATCGCCGTGCCGCCATGCGCCTTCGGTCTTGGCGCGTGCGCAGAAGTCGGCCAGACTCTCGCCGGCCTTGAGCTTCACCGTGAACACGCTCTCGACATGGATCGGGTTGCCGTCTTCATCAATCAGGAACTCCGCTGCGCCAAAGCGCCGCGTTTTCAGATCGTCCAGTGCTTTCGTCGTCTTGTCGGGCATGAAGGTGTGTCCTGGCGTGAGAGTCAAAAAAGGCGGTCACAACAACTCCGTTGAGTCATCGTGCCGCGCGGTGGTTCCACTTTGGCGTCTTCAGTTGCCTGAAGGATACCACACGGCACGGCGGGCAAGCAATAGGACGTTAAACCATCTTTGCGCTAGTACCTCCACGCGCTCGCTCCGGGAGGCGCATATACAGAACGACCGTGCGCATGCAGGGGGTACGTCGGAAGCATTGCGACCTGGTAGCGAACGGGTAACGGTGGTGTGATACGGCGTTAGGACGCCAACGACAGCGACTCGTTTTTGACTATTTCACAACCTTTGCGCTCGCCGGCACGACCGTGCTAGAGTGAAGGTGAAGGAGGCAGTGCTATGTCAGACACAGGAAAGCCGGCGACGGGGCCGCTGATTATGGAGCAGCTGCTACTGCTCGCCGAAGAGGTGAAGGCGCTGCGGGAGAGCCAGGAGCGACGCGACCAGCAGTTTCGGGCGCTCTCAGATCAGATCGACCGCTTTCTTGCGGCCGAGATCGACCTTGGGCTGACGCTCGTGAGCGTGCGAGAGGTGGTCGGTTTCAACCGCGACACGGTCAATCAGCTCCGCCTGGCGGCGATCGACCTTGAGCGCACCATCAATGCTGCGCTCGACCTGACGATCGGCGATCCCGCCGTGCAGGAGCAGGAGCATGATCGGGCGGCCTAGCCGGGGTCGTCGAGCGGCAGCGTGCGGCGGGCAACGTGCGGAATGTCGAGCAGGGCGGCCGCCTCGCGCTTGGTGGCCTCGCCACGCCGATCATAGCGCGCCGTGGTGGCCGGGTCGGCGTGGCCGGCGAGCTTCTGCACGGTCGCCAGATCCGCGCCGGCGTCGAGCAGGCTGGTGATGTTGGTACGCCGCAGATCGTGTGGGCTGAAGTCGGCCAGGCCGGCTTCGTGCTGGCGCTTGTCGAGGATGACGCGCACGGCCTGGTCGGTCATGCGGGTGCTGCCGAGGTGGCCACCGCGCGCCGCCCGGACGAACAGCGCGCCACTGGAACTGCCGCGCACCGTCAAATAATCGGCCAGCGCCGTGATTACACCGCCCGTGATGTACAGCAGCCGATCCTTGCGGCCCTTGCCACTCCGAACTTTCAGCGCGCCTGACGAAACTTCATAGTCGCTCACGTCGAGCGCGACCGCTTCGCTCCGCCGCAGGCCAGTGCCGACGAGGATCGCAATCAGCGCAGCATCGCGCACGCCGGCGGGGGTGCTGTCGGCCGCGCAGGCGTCGAGCAGCCGCGCCACTTCATCCGAGCCCAGCGCCCGCCCGGCCGGCAGCTTCTGGGCCTTGATCACCTTCAGGTCACTTGCCCGCCGGTATTCCTCAGCGGTCATCAGCTCCAGCCGCCAGGCCTCCTGGAGCACGCGGCGCAGCGCCGCCAGCATGCGGTTGGCGGTCGCCGGCGCGTAGGTATCCTGCAATTGCGCGCGGATCGCCGTGGTGTGGCTATAGCGCAGCGCCGCCCAGGGACAGTTGAGGGCATCAGCGTAGCCGAGCAGCTGGGCCAGCTGGCCCAAGGCGCTGGCCATCGTGCGCCGGCTGCCTTTGGTGAGCGACGCGAGGTACACGGCGGCGGGATTGGTGGCGAGGGCGTTGGGGGATGGGAGTTGGGGGTTGGGGGCGACGGCAAGCGGAGCCGCCGGCGCGAGTTCGAGCGGTGGCATGGAGAATAACTTCCTTAAATCGACATTTTCGTTACTAATTCCTTTCTTCATGGTCGCATGCCCCGCGCCAATCACGAATAGTTCAGCCGCCTGATGTGGCAGGATGGATGGGGGATGGGTGAGCGGGCTGGTGGACTATGCCATCGGCCCTCAGCGACCCTTTGTTCGCGCGAGCGCCTGGTCAACAAGGATTTGTATTGAGTCGGATGCAAAAGGCTTCTCTATATAGTAATGGACACCCAGTTTGCGGATTCTCCACTCCAAACCGATCGACCAAGACCCTGTTTGCACGATCATTTCCGTTTGCGGTGAGACGGATTGAACCATAGCGATCATGTCGTCGGCGATGGTGATCACATCAAGCTGATACTCGGTGATCAGGAGGACGACACGCCGTCGGCTGATCCATGTCGCAACCTCAAGCGGTGTATGCACCAGCACAACCTCATATGCATCTCCGGTATGTCGCAGGACGGCGCGCCGAAGATAATCTGCAATCTTACTATCCGGTTCAAGAATCACGATGACTGGTGGTGGAAGTGTTCCCTGAAGCCGATCTAGGCGCTCCACCAGCCTGGCCAATTCAGCACGAAGATCTTCGATTTCGATTTCAACTGACACGGGGCACTCCCGTCCATACTCCGCAGCCTTTTGTTCGAGCCGATGAAGGCGCCGCGTTACAGTTCGTATGAGTGACCGAACGTGGTCGAGTTCCTCGGCGGCGTCGAGATCATCGCTTAGGTGCGCTGGAGACATGCACACACTCCTCGCGCGCCAGCCGCCGCCGTGCCCGCTTGACAGCCCCTGTCAGAGATGGCACAATAGCAACGCGCTCACGCGCAACAATTGAAATCTGCAATCTGACCATCCTCAGCCGCCAAGCAAGGGGATGGTCAGTTTGCGTCTAGCGCCAGTATAGCACGAACATACGAGCGACCGCGATGCCGGTCGTATCCACGAGCGACAAGCCTGCACGTGGTCACGACCGGCACCGCGCCTTTGACTCATGTACCATAGGTTTTATCTATAGCAATATCAAACTCCATAGGCATAGGCATTGACAGCGAGCGTAGAATGGCGTCAGGATCGGCAGCAGCATAAAGGAGCGTTCCATGAGCGAATCCAAAAGCGAATCCAAGTACGGCAAGACCGCCCTGATCAACGAGGTGGCCAGCACCACCGGCCTGACCCAGAAGCAGGTCGCGCTAGCAATCAACGCCACGCTGGCCACCATTCAGCGCAAGGTGCAGAACGGCGAAAGCGTCACCTTGACCGGCTTCGGCACCTTCAGGGCCACCCAGCGCTCGGCGCGCACCGGTGTCAACCCGCAAACCAAAAAGCCCTTGCAGATCCCAGCCAGGGTAGCGGCGCATTGGTCGCCGGCGAATGGGTTCATGGACGCGAGCGGCGACTCGGCCCGCTATGCCCAGGAACGCGCCGCTGGCAACCGCCTGGAGGAAAAGGAACAGGCCAAGGAGGCGCTCGCGCGGTAGGGCAGCGCTAGACCAGCACACCACAACGCCGGCGGAGATCTCCGCCGGCGTTGTGGTGTGCGCGAATTCTCGGCCAGCGTCCGTTGAGTCCTATGACACCATTTCCTCCACAGCAACGCCGGCGGTGCTTTCCCGCCGGCGTCCTTGTCTCCTACTCCCCCTCATAACTCGCGTCGGCCGGCGGCTCCTCGCCAGCGCCGATCAGCTTCGAGCTCGTGACCGACCAGCGGATCGTGTCGTCGAGCATCCCCTCGATCAGACTCGCCCAGTCGCGCCGTATCCAGTGCGAGCGCACATACTCCTTCGTAATCGGGCTGGGAATACTCGTGATCGGCGGCGTGATCTCGCGCGTCTGATTGCCGCTGCCACGCGCGATCTCCTGGCCGGGGCCGATTGGAATACTACAGGCATAGAACGGCGGATTAATAGCTGGCTTCTTGTCCTGCGTGCGGAAGGCATCCACCGCATCCAGCACCGCATACTGCGCGGTCAACGCCGCGATCACATCGCCGGTCAGCGTGCTCTTGGCGGTCAGCAGCAGCGGCTCAGTGAAGCCGACAGTGAGCAGCTCAGCCAGAAACACCCGGCAGCGCAGCTGCGACTGCATACGCCCGCCCTCCAGCACCTTCCAGCCAAACGCGATCCCGTAGCGCTCCTCGGTGTACTTCATCTCATTGATGGATTGCACGCCCTCAGCCACCACAAAGAGGTTTGCCGTCTCAACCGCCCAATGGTTGACCAGGTTGCCACTGCCATGCTTGATCGTCACCTGCGTGTAGCCGGCGTCGTTCATCGCCTGGTCGAGCGCCTCATGCTTGCCGGCCTCGATAAGCCAGCCGGCGTAGATCCGTTTCTCCTTGGTTTGCAGGCCGGTTGCCCACTGGAGCAACGGATCGGCCACGCGCGGGAGTGGGCGGCGGGCGGGGCCACGGTGGAAGGTTACGCTATCATCGGCCATGGTGGGTCTCACTTTCTGAATTACATTGAATTAAATCATGCCAAAGCTAGCCCGCCCCGGCTGGCGGGCCGGGGTAGTAGCGAAACGCCAGCCGGCGGCGATTGCAGCCCAGCGCCTCCGCCCGTTTCAGCAGCTCGCACAGCGTGGCAGCAACGTGCAAAAAGCCATCAGGCGAGTACAGCCCATACGCGCCCGTCGGATAGCGCACCACGTAGCAGGATCGCATCATCGTTCCTTTCACAGTAGATCGTCGTCAATACCCGCTGGCATCGGAATGCGCAGCGAACGCCACTCCTGATTGATCTTCATCTCCAGCCAGTCCATCGTGCCGGCCGGCACCTCAGGGA